CCTTTATCATCTACCTGTTTGTCTTTAATATGACCAGATAAAATAATATGGGGTGCTAAGGTATCAATAAAATCTAAAACTTGAAAAAAAGCTTGTCTTAAATATAAATATCCTGCACCATTAGGTAAACTTAATACATTGTCTCCATCATAGTTTTTACCCATAGATGTTTCTTTGTATAATTTTATTGCCAAAGGCATTACCATATCTTCTAATGCAGTTACTGTATCTATAGTAAGATACTTATATGGCTTATTTGCTTCTTCAATTGCTTTAGCAGCATCTAGAAGTTCCTTAAGACTTGAAATTTTAATTTTCATAGCTTCTACATAATCAGAACCATTTTCTAAATCCATTAATAAATTATCTTCTAGACCAGAAAAAGCAGTTGTTTTTCCTGTTTTAGGTTTAGAATAAATAATTAATCTTTTAGGATTAAATCTTGTTGGTTTTTCTTTTTTTGTTGGAAGTACTATACTCATTGTTTTTCAATTAAAGTATTTAACCATAACTTATTACTAACTGGTTTTTTCCACATAATAGCAGCAAAGTCAGTAATAGACATTTCAGATAATAAAGCATCTTCAGTTATTAAAACATCATCAAGTGTAACTTCTTTTTTTGAAAAATTTTCTTCAAAATCTGGAAATATACTTAATGTTGTTTGTAGTTTAGGAACAGATTCTTCTTTTTGACTTTCTTGTTCTTTTCTTTTTTCAAACAAACCATAAGTAATTTCACTTCCATCAGCAAGAACAACATTTAATTCAGATAAAGGAATTATAAATGCATGATAAGGTTCTCCTTTGGAATTACTACCTTCTTTTATTTCATATTCTTCTGAAAAATAAGGATTATATTTAAATTTAAATAAATCTCTGCTAGAGTTAGCAGGTGTAAGATCAACATCTTTTCCCTGACTATTTCTTACAACTTCAATAAATTCTATAAAAATATCTTCTCCTCTTCTCAATTCACTTTCAAATAGTTGTATTTGTTTTCCATATTTTCCTTTTTGGAAAAATGCTGTTTTTACAACAAAGAAAGGATCATTTATTTTGAGTTTATTAAACCTATCAAGATGATAAGCAAATAACTCTCTTTCTTTTTCTTTTCTATTAAACATATATTATTTTTAAATTGTTACTTTTTTTGTAGCTTGGGCAGGTGTTGCTATTTCTACAATTCTCATGTTAGTTCTATCAAGTTTAAAAAAACTTAATCTTGTAGTACTATTTCTAGATTTAAGAAAGTGAAATACTAATGTATCTTCATCAGATATAATAAACCTCTCGGGACCATATTGTCTTATTTTTCTTATAGAAGGTTTATTTATTCCAAGAACTACATCAGCATGTTGTAATAAAGCATCTGCACCAAACAAATCAGAATCTAATACATAATTTCCATATTCACCATCACGGGTTCTATCAGCATTATCAATATTTCTATTTAACTGACTTAGAACAACAAATGCAATTGGATATTTTTTCTTCATCATAGTTAGGCCTTCACCTAATGCATATAACATTTCAAATTTATCTTTTTGACCTTTGCCAACTCTAAATAAAGCTGAATGATCTATAGACACAAGCATATTAGGATATGTACCATCTTCTTCTTTGTATTTTTCCATTTCATAATGAATGGTAGAACACATTTCATCAACTGTACAAGCATCATAAACTACATTTATAAAATCTTTATCCTCATATTTGTGATAGTAATCAACACATTTTTGATAAATTGCTTTATCTACTGGTGTACCCTTACTCATTAATGTATTATAATCATACCCTGTATTCAGACTTAATTTTCTTATACCATTGGTTTCATCCAACATTTCAAACTGAAACTTTAAAACTCTAAATTTTTGGTCAGCATTGTTATCTATAACATCACTAATTAACTGTTCCATAAATAAAGTTTTACCTGTTCCAGGTCTAGCACCAACTACGGTGATAGTTCTCCATTCTAATCCATCACAAAAAGCATCATTAAATTTTGGCCATGCACTCTTAAGTGATTTAATATCACCATTTCTTCTTGCTTTCATTTTTAGAATAGCCTTTTTTAAAGAGTCTCTTTCACTTACAGGCACCAAAGGCCTTGCACCATTAAATAATTCTGCCATCTTAATTTAGATTAGGTTTAATTTGAATTTTTGCTATATTATATAGCGAATGCATAACTGTAATAATTAACTCTATAAAAATATAGTTAAGTACACTTATATTAATAACTAATAAATCAATCAACATAAAAGCAATCACACTCCCCACTATAGCAATCATAAATAACTTTGTTCTTTTACTCATACTATTCTTTCTTTAAAATATACTTGTTCCTCATCAGAACCGTTTATTATTATATCACAATAATTTGCTAAATCAGACTCATATGTTTTATCAATTCCTTGTTTTCTTATAAAATATTGTGCAGTTCTCATAAATTCAAAATTTCTTATGCTAAATTCATCAACATACTTTTCTGTAGCTGCAATAACAATACTCCAATCATAATTGTAATTTTCAAAGAACCATCTAAAAGCAACTTCAAGGTTTTTTGGATTAACTCTTGCATATTTGCCTGAAGACAGTTTTTTATTAGGAAATATTTCAACATATTCCTGTATTTTATCTAAAAAATCAACTCCCAATAAAGTTTTTGACGTTTTCTTTTTGCTACTTTTAAAGTAACTATTTATTTCTGTAACAAATATAATACTTTTATTTGTTAAAGTCAAATTTTTATTTAACCAATTGTCATTAATTAATTTTTTTGTTTCTAAGTTTCCATTAACATAAGAATTTGGTATAATATTTTCTTTTATACAATTTAAAACATAAAAAGAATTAGGTGTTATTTTATTTTCTGCTAGTTTAATAAATATTTCTGTCATTTTTAAATTATATTTTTATGTTTATTTTTTTTGTTAATCTATTTTTTTATTATATTTGTTAAAAAATTATATTATGCCACAAACATTTACAGAAATAGCTGATAATGCTATTATAAACATTAAGTTAAATAAAAGTTTTTATTTTATGCTTAAAAATTTAGGATATACATTATACAAATTAATGAGTCAAGAAGAATCACAAATTTTTAATGAATTAATGCAAAAAAAAGATAATAATTTACTTCCTGATTATAATACTTTATCTCAACCACAACAAAATTTTTATACAGTTATGTTATTATTAGCAGAAATTGAAAAAGAAGCAATAAGCAATAATTTAACTCAATCTAAAGAAGTGTTAATGCCTGAAGATGAAGGATTTAATCCTGAAGATATTCAAAAAGAATTTGATATTCCAGATCCAACTACTCAAGATTAATATTATATATTCTACCAATTTCTATACAAGCTTGTATAGTTAACATTATTTCATCTTTAGAACAATCTGCAAAAGATTTACATACTGTTTTTTCTTCTGTACTATAGCATAATCCTGATTGTTCTTTTACTAAAGTTTTCATTTCTTCAAATGTATAACCAGATTCTTTAGCTAATTCTCTTATACATGCATATACTTTTGCAAGTTGTGCAACACTTTTATTACTTGTTGCTAAACCTATAAATATTTCTATTTCCTGACCTTCAGGAAGTTTATCTAAAAATAATTTATAATTTAATTTTGATTTATCATCTAGATAAACTAACTTTCCACTTTCTTTTATTAATTTTGATGTAAACATAGTTGTTTTTTTTATTAAATGTAGTGATTATATGTCAATTGTAAAACAGCCAGGTGCTAAAAAAAGTAATACTAATATTATTTTTGACTATCTTGAAAAGTTTCCTAATGCACCCTCTAAAACTTTAGCAAGAAAAGTATATTCTGAACAATCAGCATTTTTTGAAACATTTGAGCATGTTTATTCTAGAATAAGATATTATCGTGGACAAAAAGGTTCAGCTTTAAGAAAAAATTTAAGTAATAAAAACTCTAAATACATACAAGAATTAAAATCTACATTTATGTCAAATAAATTACAATTACCTGAATCACATACAAAAGTAAGAAATTCATTTACATTTCCAACTGGTTGCAAAAAACTAGGAGTATTTGGAGATGTCCATATTCCTTATCATGATAACACTGCTTTAGAAGTAATGTTTAAAAAGTTTGAAGAAGAAAAAGTAGACTCTATATTTATTAATGGAGACTTATTAGACTTTTACCAACTATCTTTTCATGAAAAAGATCCAAGAGAAGTTCATTTTAAGGGTGAGATAGAAGCAGGAAAAGAATTTCTTGCATATATCAGAAATAGATTCCCGGATATTCCTATTTACTACATTACAGGTAACCATGAAAATAGATTTGAAAGATACTTAAGAATAAAAGCATCTGAACTATTAGACATAGATGAATGTAGACTAGATGTAATACTACATGTTGCAGAATACAGAATAGAATACTTACCTTTTAGAAGCAAAGTAGTATTTGGAGATTATACTATTGAGCACGGTGATAAAATACCAGGTGCTGGTGGTGTAGTACCTGCTAGAACACTTCTAATGAGACTTAAGTCTAATTCTATAGTAAATCACTTCCATAAGTCTAGTGAGAGTTCTCAGAGAGTTTTTGGAGTAGGAGAACCTACAAATATTAGAGCCTATAGTTTAGGTTGTATGTGTGACTTAGCTCCGGAATATATGGAAATTAATGAATGGAATCATGGTTTCTGTATAATGAGTAAAATTAAAGACAAAGTATCAGTATCTAATTATAAAATAGAAGGTAATACACTAATTTAATGTTTCTACCAATAACTCTCAAAGATAAAGATGGTTCTTATATTGAGCATTTAAATGTAACTCACATAACTAGAACTGCATTTATTAATGCCATGAACCCAGATGCGGGAACTAAAATATATTTAAGAACCGGAGAAGTATTATCTACTATGGTTCCTATGGACATATTACAACAAGAAATTGATGAGTGTTGGAAATCAGCTTCTGCAATGATCATATTTAACATCATTGCAGAAAAAACAAGAGTTCTCTCTGCAAATGAGGAACCTGATATTATTGATGATTATACTGAGAAATCCTCTTCAACTCAATAATACTTTCTTTTGTAGGAAATAAGGCTGCTGGCCAATCCCAATTCTTAACTTTCCAGTTATTATCTTTAGTTTCATCACTGTCTGTAGAAACTAAATGTAATCCAGGCATTATTAATAATTCATAATAATAGTATTCTCTTTCATTATCACTTTCTTTAGTAGTAACTACTATTTTATCAAAGTTTAATTCTTTTAAGTCATTTTCTGTCATGTCATTTACTATTTAATTTTTTAGACTTTACTTTAGTTGGTTTATCATACTTATCTAAACATGCATTACATACCCATACTCCAATTTCCTTCATGTCACTAATATTCTTAATTTTGTGACAATTATAACAAGGTTTTTCTTTCATTTTAATTTTTTAATGCATTTTGAAACAATGTTGTATTTAGTACTTTTGAAGCATAATCTGGAATAATATTCATATAAGCTTTATTTCCTTCACTAAATATTCCATGTTCTTCAATTCTTTTGCTTCTTAAAGATTCTAAAGATAAATATCCAATATAAAAATTATCTTTATCTTCTGACTTAATCATTTCATTAAGATTTTTAATATCATCATTTTCCATATAACCCATTTCTTTAAGTAAATGCATTTCTGCCATAAATATAAAGGGTCTATATGTTCCAGTTTTTACACCTTTATGATACATATACCATAAATAATTTAATGTATGCCCGGAACCTGTAATATCTAAAGTCATATTATAATGCTCTTCTATAATACTATGTAAAAACTTTTTAAATTTTTTAGTATTCATAATATCTATGTTTTTTATATTTCTTTGACTTAATGTTTGTCTATATATATTCATATTAGTTTAAGTCTAAATTGTATTCAGATAATAACTCTCTTATAACATCTCTTAATTTTTGAGCTATATCTTGTTCAGCTACTGTAGCTTCTTTTGATTTATCAAACATACTTGCTCCATGCTTGGTTGTACTTCTAAGTGTTTGATCTAAGTCCCACATAGCTAACTTCCATTTATATCCATCTAATGCTACTCTTACATCATCTTGTTCTTCAATAGAGTCAAACTCCAATATTACTTTTCCCATATTTTCTAATTATTTTAAATGTTCTTTTAATATCATAATTAAGTGTTATTTCCTCACCTTCCCTTATAGGATACCAAGCAATGGTATATCCATGATTAGAATTATAATCTTCATATTTTATTTTGTTGCCATTTACTGACTCAAGATAAATCCATGGTATGTTTCCTGTAAGAATAATTTCAATACCAATCTTTTCAAGTCTATTCCTTAATACTGTTAGCTCGTTCATTTTCTCTATATTTAATTTCTTTATCCATTAATTCAAGATGCCAATCATCACCACCATAGTCAAGTACTGCTTTTAGGTAGTCATCGTCCATATCAGCAATAGCTATCCAAGTTAGTGGTGTTTCACCATACTTACCTCTACTACCTCTTACTGCATATTTTCTGACAACCTCAAAGTCATCATCTGCATAAACATAATGAGTTTCAATCTTATCCATATCCATTGCACCATATCTACCATAATCATTACCACCATCTACCATAGCATTATTGGGGCAACTACATGTTACATAGTCATGAACTGTTCTACTTACTAATACCTCGTTACATTCAAGGCATTTAACTGAGTTATATACTATTTGTCTCATTTTTATAAGTTTTACTTGTTAATTATAAGTTTTACAGAGTCTCATCAGTGACACTCTGTTGTTTATAAGTTTCATTATAGTATTCATCTGCTGTTTTGTCTCCGCTATACTGACCTTCTTTATAGG